AATAAAAAAAATATTATTATTATTATTATTATTATTATTATTATTATTATTATTATTATTATTATTTAATTATTTACTTATCTAATTTGTAATATACAACGATTGATTTGTAGCCACATATTTTAATATTTTTTCTGGTATATCTTTTAACTTATGTAACATTTCTATTTCTCCAAGATATTCGCACACATTTTGTAATTCAAGACATACATTATTTATTTTTAATAAAGCTTTTACAAATTCACCTGGAAATATTTCCTTCTCTTCTTTTATCTTATTCAATAATTCAAAACATTCATTTTCATCATTACAATCATACCATTTCATTACATCATCCATTATATCCAATTGTAATTCATCTTTATATGATAATGTAAGACCCATTGTCCTTTCACGATGATGTTGTTCTTCTATTATACTACGAAACATTGGAATTACTTCTTTTAATCTATCTCCACATATTGTTGAAACATTATATGCTTTTTTATCATCATTTGATACTCTGATATTTGTGAAACAACTTAAGAATGATACTATTTCTTTACTCGATAACTCTTGAAACCAAGGTGTATTAAATATTTCAGCCATACATAATGATGGAACTTCATGAAGAAATGTAGCAATTTTACCTTTTCTTGTTATTTTCATCTTATTTAATTCAACATCCTTTTCTACAAAATTATACTTTTCTAAATATTTTAAAACCATTAACACAGATTGGTCTATATATGTAATTAATACATTTCTTCTTTGTTTCAACTCATCTAAACGCAACTTAACCTTTATATAATCAGCATATTCTTTTCGTTTTTTATCAAAATCACCTATATCAACAATCAACTTATTTAATGTATTATATAATTTCTTTTTTTTATTACCATTTACAGCCATCATCTCAGAATTTAATCGTGTATATACTTGTAATTTTTCTATATCACCACTATTTAATATAAACTTTTTTAAATTATCGTTTTCTGTATTTATATCGATTTCAATACCATTAAAACTTTTTTTTATTTCATCACTTAACATACTTTTTTGTGCATATGTATCATAATCTTCTATACCCATTTGAACCATATTTAAAATAATACCAAAATTTATTGAAAACTTTGATTTCAATGTTTGAGGTTTACCACTTAATATACTTTTATAATTTACATTGTCTGGATAATTTTTCGAACTCCAAAACATATTATTTAAATGTATAACATTCCCAACTGTATCTAAACCTCTTCTACCTGCTCTACCAGCCATTTGCGTATATTCATGACTAAGTAAATTTCGCTTACCACAATCTGTATACTTATTTAATGATGTAAATAACACTGTTTTCGTAGGCATATTTATACCAACAGCAAAAGTTTCTGTAGCAAATAAAACAAGTATATATCCTTTGGAAAATAATAATTCTATCATTTCACGAAATACTGGAATAATACCACTGTGATGAACTGCTATACCTCGTTGAAGACAAGATAATATAAATTTAAATTCTGGTAACACAATGTATTCATTATAATTTGGTAATTTACGAAGAATATTTTTACATTCATCCTCTATAATATTGGGTATTTTGGAATCTTCGGGAAATAAGGTTTGTTTAATACTTAAAGCAAATTTTTCAACATTTTTACGCGAAAATACAAAACAAATTGCTGGTAACATATGCTTCTGCTTTAAAAATCGAAATATACTTTCTAATACAAATTCATTTTTTACACGAACTTGTTTCTTTTCTATCATTTGTAATATTTTACGTGTCTTATCAGATACATCCTGATTAAATTTACCATTTGAATCACGTATAACATGAAAATCACCACTATATTCACGAACCATATTTTGTATTGTTTTATCTTTTTCATGCTTATAAAAACCGTCTGGTGTTACCATATAAACATAATGTGTTAATGGAACAACTCGATGATTTGTTGAAGATAAATAAACCTTTTTACTTTTATCACTTTTATCATATCTTGATTCAACCCATTCAGCAAAAGATTCAGAACGATCTATTGTTGCTGACAACATCAATATTTGAATATGTTCGGGTAACATGATTATACTCTCTTCCCAAACTTTACCTCTATCTTGGTCATTTATATAATGAACCTCATCAAACACAACACAACCCAATTCATTAGTAATATCTATATTAAAATGTAAGTTACTTACATCTATATTTTGCTGTTTTTGATATAATGTATTTTGTAATATTTCAGTTGTCATTATTAACACATCTGCTTCAGGATTAAACTTTATATCACCTGTAAGAATACCGATTGATATATTTGGAAACTTTTTTGTAAATTCATGGAATTTTTGATTTGATAACGCTTTTATAGGACTTGTATATATAACTTTTTTACCTTTATTATGAAAATGTTCAATAGCAAATTCCGCTGGCAACGTCTTACCAGAACCTGTATGTGCTGTAATCAAAACATGATTACCTTCAACTATACCAGTTAAAGCATATTTTTGAAAATCACTCAATTCAAAAGGATATTTTGAAAATTTTTCTCTTATTTCGTTTTTAAATTCTTCGGTCATACTATTATTAGTATCATTAAAATATTCAGAATACAACTTATCACAAATTACAACCATTATTAGTTAACTTATTTATTTATATTTAGGTAATTATCATTATATATTTCATTTATAATTCAATTTTATATTCATCAATTATAATTTTAATTTCTTATTATACATCATAATGGATCAATTAGAAAATGCCGGAACAAATAATAATAACAAATCATCTTTCATAAGTCACGTATTTAATTTTAATGATGATACTAAAGGTGAATTATTAAATATAGCACAATATGGTACATTAAGTATTATACCTGTCATATTATTAAATAAACTTGTTAGACGAGTTATACCTGAATTTGATGAAACAAAAGGAAGTTTAGAAATATTACTTGAAATAATAGGACAAATTATTGTTTTATTTATCGGTATGTTTTATATTCATAGAATTATCACATTCATACCTACATACAGTGAAAAACAATACGAACCTTTCATTTTAACATCTATTATTTTACCATTTTTAATTATTGTTATGAGTCTACATACTAAACTTGGTGAAAAAGCTAATGTCCTTTTTGAACGGGTTGTTATCGCAATAAATGGTGAACCTGAACCACAAGAAGAAAAAGAAGAAAAAAAAGCACCTGTTAGAAATATACCTATGCCTGAAAAACTTGTTAAAAAAAATGAACCTAATGAAGTAAATTATAATGCCATACATAATCAAAATAATAACCCTATGATTAACGCAAGCTCACCTAATAATTTACATATACCACAAGAAACTGAATTAATGGCTGCGAATGAAGCTCTCGGCGGTGGTTTCGGTTCAATGTTTTAATCAATAATGCGACCGCAACCAGTTTGACACAATTTAAACAACAATCTATATAATTACCTATATGTTGTATTTATATTATTAATATTATAACATTTTGACTATATAGTTATAATATTATGGTAAGCTTATGGTAAGATAGATTTTTTTTATTTAATATTTTTTTGTAATAAATTTAAAGATAATTTAGATAATGATGTATATAATAATGGAGAGGCAAAAACCTTATGGGTATATTTATAAAATAGAATTTCCAAATGGAAAAGTATATATTGGTTTAACAACTACTTCATTAAAACAGCGAAAAAGCGGACATAGAAACTGTGCGAAAAGAAACATTAATAGGCCTTTATATAACGCATTAAGAAGATACACAATGGAGGATACATTTGAACTTATGGAAATAGATACAGCAGATACAGAAGAAGAATTATGTAGAAAAGAAATAATGTATATATCTAAATATAATTCATTCGACATAAAATATGGTTATAATATGACACTTGGTGGTGAAGGACCTAATGGTTGGGTTCCTAGTCAAGAGCAAAGACAAAATATGAGTGAAGCACAGAAAAAATATTGGGAAAATTCAGAAGTAAGAGAAAGACGTAGTGAAGTTAGAAAAAAATATTTTCGAGAAACACCAGGAGCAAGAGAAAAACTTAATGAAGTAGGTAAAAAATATTGGGAAAATCCAGGAGCAAGAGAAAAAAATAGTGAAGCACTGAAAAAGCATTACGAAGACAATCCAGAGGCAAAACTAAAAATGAGTGAAATAAAGAAAGCATATAACAAAGAACACCCAGAGGCAGCGAAAAATAGGTTAGACACAATGGGAAAAAATAAACCGTTTGACGTATTCACTATAGATGGAACATTTATAAAATCATTTACTTACCAAATTGACGCAATAGAATATTTACAAAGAGAACATAATATAACAGGAACTATTCAAGTATGTACAGTATTAAATGGAAAACGCAAGAGTTGTTTAGGTTTCGCATTCATATACAAAGATGATCCAGATGCAGAAAAAAAAATATTAGAATTAAAAAATAAAAAAAGAAAAAATAAACCGTTTGACGTATTCACTATAGATGGAACATTTATAAAATCATTTACTTACCAAATTGACGCAATAGAATATTTACAAAGAGAACATAATATAACAGGAACTATTAAAGTATGTGCAGTATTAAATGGAAATCGCAAGAGTTCTGCAGGTTTCGTATTCATATACAAAGATGATCCAGATGCAGAAAAAAAAATATTAGATTTAAAAAATAAAAAAAGAAAGAACTATTGACGGTAATATTGTCAATACTATATTGGAAACTATTTAAAATTGATTAAATAATTTAAAATCATATAGTTAATAAAAAAAATGACATCCAATATTTATTCAGAACTTTCAAAAAAACTAACATCTACAATATCAAAACAAGAAAAAAAGTCACAAGGTATATATTTTACACCACCTGAAACTGTTAATAAATGTATCGAAAAAATAAAAAAATATAATTACCAATTTAATTCCATTCTTGAACCTTCTTGTGGTTCAGGCGAATTCATTTTATATATAATTAATAATTTTCCAAATGCTAATATAAATGGTATTGAATACAATAATACCATTTACAATTCTATTAAAAATAAATTCTCTAATGTAAAAATTACTAATAATGATTTTATCGAATATAATAATAATAAAAAATTTGACTTGATTATTGGTAACCCCCCATATTTTGTAATGAAAAAAGATTCTGTAAATTCTAAATATTTTAAATATTTCGATGGTCGTCCAAACATATTTATTTTATTTATTTTAAAATCACTTGATATGCTTACAAAAAATGGTATTCTTTGCTTTGTTTTACCTAAAAATTTCTTGAACTGTTTATACTATGATAAAACACGAAAATATATCATACAAAACTTTACAATTATTGAAATATTTGACGCACCAGGAAAATATATTGAAACACAACAAGATACTATTGTTATGATAGTTCAAAACAAACAAACAACAAATATTAGTAATTATGTATCATATTTAAATCAATATACTATATTTGGAACAAAGATTATGACCAAACAAATTAACAACCTATTACAAAATTCAACAACCCTTCAAGATATTGGATTTAAGGCATCTGTTGGAAATATTGTATGGAATCAAAATAAAAATATTCTTACAAATGATAATACACAAACACGTCTTATATATAGTTCAGATATCAAAAACAATTCAGTATCTATTGAAACATATAAAAATCCAGAAAAGAAAAATTATATTGAAAAAGATGGTAATACTGGAAAAACTCTTCTTGTAAACCGTGGTTACGGAACAGGTCAATATAAATTTAAATTTTGTTTATATGAAAGTCATCACCCTTATCTAATAGAAAATCATATTATATGTATATCTGGTCCAGATAATGGATCTTATGAAAAAATAATAAAATCATTCAACGATGAACGAACAATACAATTTATTAATATTTACTTCAGTAATAATAGTATAAACACATATGAACTTGCTAATATTTTACCAATATATATTTAAAAAATAAAGCTTTTTAAAATTGATATTTTTTGATGTTAATTATATGTTACATCAAAAAAATGACTGAATTACTATCACAAAAAATGAAAGCCCCTGCTTACGAAAAACTAGGAGAATACTTTAACGTAGAAACAAACGAATTTGTGTTTTCTTTATCAGACCAACCGAGTGTAGAAGATTTCGAACGTATTATACAAGAAAATACTATAGTTGTCGCAGAATGTGTTCTTAATACAAATGAAAATTTCCCAGGACAAAAGAAAAAAGATGGAACCTTAAAAAAACAAAGAGAGTTATATGACCCAGAAAACAACGAGGAATATAAAGGAAAAAAAGTAGACTATATTAAACGCAGTGATGAATGGTGTGATAAAGATAATGAATGGCTATATTTAATTACATATAATAATAGAATTGTAAAAATAGGTATGACAATTTCGTCGTTAGAAGATAGATATAAATCATATTCTTGTGGCACGACACGTGCTATGGAAAAAGGTTCGTGTTCAACAACAAATTATATTATTACAGAATGTAACTTCAACGCTGTAAAGAAAGGATTGAAAGTAGAAATTCTTGGAATAAAATGTCCGTTTGAAAAAAAAGAAATTACAAGATATGGTGTTACAAAAATATGTAAAATGTCAAGTGTTCGTGACCAAGAGACAATGATTACTGAATGTTTTCGAAATACATATAATCAAAAACCAGTTCTATGTGTTCAAGAAGGAAAATAAAAATATAAAATAAAAAAATATAAAATAAAAAATATAAAATAAAAAATATAAAATAAAAAATATAAAATATAAAATTTACATACATTACTTTTTTACTATAAATTTGCTTCTATATACTGTATTTCTTTTTTTGTTATATTAAAATAATTATATATTTCTTGATGATTTCCAGAATATTCTATGGTTGGAATAGGAAAACTTTGTAATATTCTTATGTTGTTGAAATTACCCCATCTACAAATATTATTTATAAATACATATAATGGATGTTTCAATATATTTGCTTTCTTATCCGCGTCTTCTTCATCATTACAAATTATAAATACTATTGATTGTGTCATTCCACAATTATCTACAAATACCTTATATTTATCTGTAGTTGATATAAATACTTTATATCCTTCTTGAAATTTATGAGGTCTTGATGAATATACTGTTTGACTTGGTGTATGAATTAATTTGTATTTAAATTGTTCTGTTTTTTCAACACTAATAAATTTCGCCTTTGTATATTTATGTAAATCACTACTTGTTTTAACCTCAAATTTTTGTAGCGTTGTATTATCAATTGTTTTTGATAATATATTTTGAATCATTTGATTATATAACAATGGAATATATTTGCGTTGTTTTGATATAACTGAGCTAATATATTCTTTTTTCTTCCATATTCCAGAAACATTAATATTTTTGTAGAAAGCACAATTTTGAATTATATACCACGTAAAACTGGAACCAATTTTTTTGAAATATTTTTTTGCTGTATGTATATCCAAATGGATTATTTGTAATGATGTAATTATTTCAATTAATACATTCCTATCAGCATAAGACATCCAATTATCTGGTGTAATAAATAACAAATAACCATTGGGTTTTAGCTGTGATAATGCCTTTTCAATAAAATCCTTAATTAAATTATGATTTTTGGATGCTCTTTTACCATTTTCTAATAATTTTGCATATGGTGGATTAGCAACGATTAAATCATATTTTTTAATACTATTAAATGTAATAAAATCATTGTTGGTTATTTGTAAATTGTATTTTTCACTACAAAATACACTACGCACATTTTCTAATCTACTTTCATTAATATCATTAAATTCTAATATTTGTTCTAATATTGTTTTTTTATCGTGATACTTTAATAATTCAAATATTATAGGAATACTGAAATTTCCATTACCACAACAAGGATCTAATATGGATAAATCACTTTTCTCCCATAATTCGTTAGGAATTTTACTTATCATTTCACTTATACAATCAATCGGGGTAGGTTCATCATTGCTTGATTTATATGTACTTTTATCAGTATTTAATGTTTCATCATAATATTTTTTAATTTCGTTAAAGGTTGAGGTTTCTATTGTTATTTTTTGCGTATGTTGAACTGCAACAGACTGATTTTCAAGAGACGAATATAACGGAACATTTAATTCATTTAACTTTTCTTCAACTGACTTATCAATCAATTCTTTAATTTTACTCTCATTAACACAAGGAGTTTTCCTTTTTTGATGTTGAGTATAATGAGATTTACTATTAAACTCTTTACCGCATTTTTCGCAACTAATTTTAGACATTTTTAGTGTTATAATATATTATAACAATGTATTGTTAAATCAATTTTTGTATTACAATAATTATTTTTAACTATTTTTAGTTTCAATAAATATTGAACTACCTTGGTGTGTTCTCATATCTACAAATATAATAACCAGGACAATCATACATAATTTTTTTACCTTTTCTATCAATCAGTAGGTCACATTCTCGATGACTATCTTTACCATCATATGTATGTGTATTTTTTGCTCCACAGTGTGGACATATTACGGTGATAGTCGGATAAGTAGATGATTCTTCATTCCACCATGCTATCTCCTCTCTTAATTTATTCCATTCAATATCAGTCCCAGTAAAGTTTGGTTTATTTGGTCCAAAACGATATTCCATTATATTGTAAATATCACCAAATATATTTAACACAGTTTTTGTCTTATTATACTAATAAAATTTTAAATTCCATTAAAAAAGAAAAGATAACTTAATTGTTAAATCTATAATTTTAAATCTATTTTAAACTAATTTGAAAGGCTGGGAAAGCAATCCCATTTCCATTTTTCCATCGAAGTAAAATGTGAAGTTTTTTACCTGTTTTTGTTTTTACTACAAATCTATAATTTTCTGGCTCTTTTACATATGTATCAATAACGAATTCATTGGGATCAATTCGTTGTGATCTAAATTGTCCATCTTTATACATCAAATATACTTTTTCTTGTGTCTTAATGAAATATGTTGATAAGGCTTCATGACATAATTCTACATCATCTCTTGAAAGAAACTCTTTAATTGCTGTCTTAGATGTTTCATTACATTTGTTATAAAACTCTTTATCTTCATCTTTATTTGTAAATTGAGAACTACGCTCGCATCCTGCATAATATTTATTTTGAAAATCTATCATACATTTTGGTTCATTATTATGTATTTGTTTCATATAAATGTCCTTTTCAGGAACTATAAGCTGAGGGTCATTTTCAACAATTTTTGGCAAGTAATTATTGTAATAATCATCTTCAAAAGATGATGTCATATATTGACTTGGTTTCATTGGACTTACAAATTGAGGTGTTTCTAATACATCACTTGCTCCATGTTTAAACTCAATCTTTAATTGAACCTTTCCATCACCAACCATCTCTATATCATAATGCTTACCACGACCACCTGCTCTCACAAACTCAATGTGATTCATTAATTTAATACCTTCACTCATAATAATATTATGAACACATTCACGAACACGTTCAGTCAAAATACCCCACATTATATCATATTCTACAAAATCTTGTGGAACTCTATTATTTAACATCATTATTACAATATCCTCACGTTTATCATTAGCATCGTCATTTCCTCCCCTTCCAAACGTTTCTTTAAAATGAACAATATCTTCTTTTGAAATTTTATTATTCAACTTATCAATACGTTTTTCTTGTTTAATCATCTCACGCTGACGTTTTTCTTCTGTTTTCATAGCAATTTGTGATGCTTTTTCAAGAAGCTTCTCAGCATTTTTTGCCATCTTATCAGCCAACCTTTTTGCCTTTTTAGCATCTTTTTCAGCAGACCGAGCAATCTTTAATGCTTCCTTTTCAGCACCACGAACTATCCTAACAGCAATCTTCTCTTGCTGGATTGGCACATCAACTGACATCATTACATCAATATCTTCATTTTTTACGAATTCCATTTTTCTTTGAAACTATATACAAAACACATATTCTTTCAATTTTAGAATTTAGAATACTAAATAAACAACATATCTATTAGCCAAATTATATTAAAGAATCTCCATATATTATCTCATAGCATAATATATGCAGATCTTCGTAAAAACACTTACAGGGAAGACTATCACGTTGGACGTAGAGGCGTCTGACACCATCGACAACATCAAAACTAAGATACAAGATAAAGAGGGTAAACTATAATGCCCAGAAAAGTAACATGCCGTTAATATTTGGGCTCTATTAACGGGAAAACATTTATTTCCCAAATGGTTTAAAGAATATGACAATTGATAGTTAATATGAATGATGATATAAAAAATAAAATATGGTTTGCAGGATTTTATGAAGGTGAAGGTAGTATTTCTAATGATATTAATAATAGAAATAGATTTCGTGTTTCTATTTCTCAAAACGATATAACGCCACTTGAACTTGGACAAAGCATTTGGGGAGGATATATTAGACATAGAGTTAGAACAACCACTTCAGGAAAAATTTGTCATGGAAACGAATGGGTATTAAATCATAATGATTCTATAAATTTCATTAATGATATACAAGAATATATGATTATACCTTATAAAAAAAAACAAGTGGAACATGCTTTTGAAAAATTTAAAGAACCATGGGATAGAACATTTGAATGTTTCTTTTGTGATAAAGATTTTTCAAGTTCTGGTAATAGAAGAAGACACGAGAAACAATTTCATATTGATAAAGGAGACCATTATAAATGTAATGATTGTGATATTTCATTCACTACACGTGATTCATTAAGTCGTCATATTAAACAAAACCATAAAATAGTTGCTAGTGTTTGTGAATGCAAATGCGACACGTCTTATAATGTCCGGGAAACCCCTTAGAGCTTAAACTACGACTTATATGTTGGAAACTCATATAATAGGCAGGGTAATGACCTCGCTCACCGTAATAACGTTTAAGATTGGGCGATCCGCGCCGAAATACCTAAGTTCGTTATGATTAGAATATGGTATTGGCTCAACGACCGCACGGGCGTGGGCTTGAGAAGTCTAATCAACTTCTATGATAGCTTAAGATACAGTCTAGTCCTTATATGAAAGTATAGGGTGGGGACCGATCCCCCCAGATCAGCAGCGCTTGATTTTTGCTGGTGAAAAAAATACTTGCCAGTAAGAGTTGGTGCCCTGGGTGTTTACAGGGGAAATCACCAGCTAGTGTTTATTTTTAATAAATGCGACACACCTTATAATGTTCGGGAACTCCCTTAGAGCTTAAACTACGACTTATATGTTGGAAACTCATATAATAGGCAGGGTAATGACCTCGCTCATCGTAATAACGTTTAAGATTGGGTAATCCGCTGGTAAAAAATCTAAGTCCGTTATGATTAGGATATGATTTTCCATCATCGACCGCACGGGTGTGGGCTTGAGAAGTCTAATCAACTTCTATGATGGCTTAAGATACAGTCAGGCTCTATGTGAAAGCATAGAGGTTTCGAGACGAAGCAACTCGAAGATGGCAGGACACTGTCAGATTATAACATCAATTCTGGGTGTTTGTCTATGTGAACCATAGGCAAGTCGTCATTTGACGGCGACACACATCAATTGCGGGAACGGCTCTGTAATGGTTCTATTCTACTACCTATATATAGGAAACTGTATATAGTACCTCAGGTAATGACTCGAGGAATAGTAACAACGAATAGAATATAGCTCAATCCGCATCTGCTACCTAAGGTGTCATGGGATACGATACTATGGTAAGTAGTTCAGAGACTTAAAGTGTGTGGGGGTGAGGTCTACCCAAGACCGATGAACCCTTAAGGTATAGTCCGTTGTAGTGGGATAGTAAACCGCTGCATCTTTCGAGCCAGAAAGAATCAACACTTCATTTGGTGCTTCGTTTGCGTGGCGGCGGTGGAGGTTTTATAAACTAATTGGAACTAAATGTATTTAAATATATTAATATTATTTCACATAATTGATATGTCAAATAATATTCCATATGAAAGATCATTTGCATCTCATCC